CAAAACCGCACACATCCCCAAGGGGTCGGCCTAACCGCTGACCCTTTTTTTTTGCAATCTTTGTGCATGGCATCCGCAGAACAAACGATACTGGACCTCTACCGCACGGGCGAAATCCGAAAAGCCTGCCTCACCATCACGGGCGGCGACCCGCTTTGGCGTGACTTGGAGCAGGAGTGCGTGCTGATTCTGCTGGAAAAAGACCCCGCCAAAATCCTGCAAATCCAATCGCAGGGGTACTTCAAGTTCTATGTGGTGCGCCTCCTGCTGAACCTCTACCGAGGCAAGAACAACCAGTTTGCCCAAAAGTACCGCCACCACGATTTGCTGGAGGAACTGGACCCCGATTCCCCGATTCCCCAAGCCGAGTACGATTCGCTGATGGATGACCTGTGGGCCATCGCCGAAGCGGAGATGGACACTTGGGCCAAGGATGGGGCGTTCCCGTATGACAAGGAACTGCTCCGCTTGCACCTCCGCACGGGGAACATGAAGAAACTATCCCGTGACACGGGCATCCCGTACCGTTCTATAATCTATTCCATTGACCAAGCCAAGGCCAAAATCAAGGCCGCCATTCAATCCCATGGACACGCTGATATTTCCCCTGCTGATTAGTTCGCTGACCGCCCTCGCTATTGCGGAGTACCATGTCCTCCCCCAGGCCTGGTACAAGACCTGGTTAGCAAGGCACAAGCCGTTCTCCTGCGTCACCTGCCTGACCTTTTGGGTGGCGGTGGCCCTGACGCTGCCCACCTGCGGATGGGTCCTCGCCCCCGTTTACGGCCTCGCATCGGCGGGGCTGACCGTTGTCATCCTGCAAGTCACGAACCGATGACCCAAGACGAGTACCTGCTGGCAACCAAACACCGCCACTATTGGGACCAGTACCAGGCCGCCCTGTTTATGCGGTTGTCCCCCGAAGCGGTCCACGACCTGCAGACCATCCTCGTGGCCCACGGCAGGCCCAACACGAATTGGTGGTGCGCTGACTGCGTAAAATCGGCCCTCCAATACATTTACTCACAAGCGGACCAGTTCGCCGAAGCCAACCAGCACCAAGTCAGCCATGCCCTCAACCAAAGCCCCCAACGATGAGGCCCAAGTCCAAGCCCGCATGGATTCGCTGATGATGGTCATTACCACTCTCTGCGACTGCATCGGAGCGGTGGAGGAATCCAACTCGCCCAACGCTTTTGCCGTCAAGATGAAAATCGTGGACAAGATTGACGAACTCATTGACAAAATTGAGTACTGATGGGAGCAGGAAGGCCACGGGTATTTGCGACCCCCCAAGAACTATGGGATGAGTTCAGCGAGTATTGCGTCAATACAAAGAAACAACCCATCCTTGTAAAAGATTGGATTGGCCCCAAAGCCGTGGAGGTCTTTCGGGAAAAAGAAGCCCCATTGACCATGGAGGGGTTTAAATTGCACCTTTGGGACAAGGGTATTGCTGATGGGGGGAGGGACTATTTTAACAACAAAGGGGGAGCATACGAAGAATTTACCGCAATCTGCCAGCGCATAAAGGAAGCCATCCGAGCCGACCAAATCAAGGGAGGTATGGCGGGCATCTACAACCCCTCCATCACCCAGCGGTTGAATGGCTTGGTGGAAAAGCAGGAAACGAGTATCACGATTGAGCAACCCCTATTCGGGGATGGACTTTAAGTACACCACCGCTATCCGCAAGATTCGGGCGATGACCGCTCGGAAGAAGGTCATCCAAGGCGGGACAAGTGCGAGCAAAACCTTCGGCATCCTTGCGGTACTGATTGACCACGCCGCTCGCCATCCCAAGTCGGAGATTTCCGTGGTCAGCGAATCCGTGCCTCACCTGCGACGGGGGGCGATTAAGGACTTCGCCAAGATTATGCAATGGACCCACCGATGGGTTCCCGATAGGTGGAACAAGACCCTGCTCCAGTACAACTTCGCCAACGGGTCCACGATTGAGTTCTTCTCCGCTGATTCGGAAGCCCGCCTAAGAGGGGCAAGGCGGCAGGTCCTATACATCAACGAGGCCAATAATATTGACTTTGACTCGTACTACCAGTTGGCCATCAGGACCAGCCAAGAAATCTACATTGACTTCAACCCAACCCACGAATTTTGGGCGCACACGGAGGTCTTGCCCGAAACCGATGCGGAGTTCCTCATCCTCACCTACCAAGACAACGAAGCGCTTCCTGATACGATTCGGAACGATATAGAACTAAACCGAGCCAAAGCGGAGCATTCGGCCTACTGGGCCAACTGGTGGAAGGTGTATGGCCTCGGCCAAGTCGGGACGCTACAGGGGGCTATCTACGGCGATTACACGGTTGTCGAGGGTATAGACCCATCCACGATGAAATTCGTCGCCTACGGGCTTGACTGGGGGTTCAGCAACGACCCTACGGCCTTGGTCGCCGTGTACCGCAGGGGTGACGACTTGTTTGTGCATGAGTTGCTCTACCATCGGGGGCTCACCAACTCCGACATCGCCGTCCGACTGAAAGAATTCGGGATTACCCGTGCGTGGGAAATCGTGGCCGATTCCGCAGAACCGAAGTCCATCGAGGAAATCTATCGGATGGGGTTTAACATCAAGCCCGCATCCAAGGGACCCGATAGTGTGAGGCAGGGGATAGATGTGCTGAAACGGTTCAACCTTCATGTGACCAAGGATTCGGTCAACTTGATTAAGGAACTCCGCTCGTACACTTGGGCCACCGACAAGGACGGCAAGGACACGGGGGTTCCGATTGATTCGTACAACCACGCCTGCGATGCGCTGCGCTATGTGGCCCTTAACAAACTCGCCGTCAGTAACTCAGGGAAGTACTTGGTGGTGTAACTTTGGGGCATGAACCTTGAATCCATCATTGATTTGCTTTTGATTTTTGGCAGATTCTTCCTCTTATTGGTCTTGATTTTTGCAATTGTTTCCATATTATGAAACTCGTACACTACTACCACATCTATTGCGGCGGAGGCGGGCAATGGCAACTCATCATGCACCAGCACATGATGGCCCTCTGCAATTACGGGCTGATAGAACAGTTGGACGAAATTCGTGTTGGCATTGTCGGGCCTCCCGACCAGCGGAAGGTGGTCAAGGAAATCTTGGACAACTCGCTCGTGGCGGCAAAGATTAAGGTCGTGGTAACCCGCACGAACGCTTGGGAGCAAGCAACGCTGACCGAGATGTACAAGGCATCGCAAATTGAGGATGCCGCCTACCTGTACGCCCACACCAAGGGCAGTTCCGACCCCAGCCTGATAAACCAACTTTGGTGCAGGTCCATGGTGTTCTTCAATGTGGTCGCATGGGAGCGGGCCATTGCAGAACTTGCCAATGTGGACTGCGTGGGTGCCTACTGGCTTACCAAGGAAGAGTTCCCCCAAATCGCTGACCACAACAACCCCAACGGGTATCCCTACTTTGCGGGGACTTTTTGGTGGGCTAAGTCGTCCCACATCCGTGAACTGGGCGAACCCGTTCGGGAGCATCGCTGGCAAGCGGAGCATTGGATAGGGAAGCGGGAAGGCATGACCGTTTACAACTCCTGCAAGGGATGGCCAGGTCCCGATAAGTTCGTCATCACATTTTAGCCATGGCCAAAATCCCCGTCATCATTACCAACTTCAACCTCTACACTTGGCCGAAAGCGATGGTCAAGAAACTGATGCGGATGCCTGGGGTTGGACCCATCCTAATCGTGGACAACGATTCCACCTACGGCCCCACGCTGGAATGGTACGAGCAGTTGAAAATAGAAGCCAATGAGGTTGCAGTCATCCGCACGGGGGGCAACTTCGGCCACCTCGTAGCATGGCAGGCGCAAATCCCGCAGCAGTTGTTTGACATGGGATATCCCGACTACATCGTCACGGACCCCGACCTTGACCTTTCGGCGCTGCCCGATGACACGCTCCTGCGTATGCGGGAATTTTGGTATGATTTGCCCGAAAAGACCTATATGTACGAACAGGAGGAAGGCGACCCGTTTAACGGGGTTAAGTTCTCGGTCAAGGACAAAATCGGCCTTGGCATTCGGACGGACGATGTTCCTACCGATGCCCTGTTCTTCCAGCAAGCCGAACTACGCTACAAGAACCAACCGTACTTCCACGACCTGCAACTTGCGCCCGTTGACACGACCTTTGCCTTCTACCATCACCAACGCTATCAGCGGGTGGTCATCGGAGGGGCAAGGATGGTCGCACCTTACGAGTGCAGGCATCTTCCCTACTACCTGACCGCCGATGACTTGAATGCGGACTTGGAGTTTAGGCAGTACCTTGACAAAGCCAACCACGCCAGCACCGCCAAGAAGATTGCGGACGGCCTTAAAATCTTTTGACCATGCAACGATACTGCAACGCCATCCGAACCGCAGGAATAGTTCCAACAACCGTGCTGGAAATCGGCTCACGGGATGGACACGATGCGAAGGCGATTGCAGACCATTTCGGGGCAAGTTCCGTGTGGGTCTGCGAACCAAACCCAAGCCAAGCGGATTACATCGCCCAAGCCTACCCCAACTTCAACCTAGTCCGCAAAGCCATCTATAAGCATTCGGGCAAGTTGGAGTTCATCCAAATGCAGGGCAGTCCTAACGAGGTAGGAACTTCATCGCTCCTTGACCGTTCCTACGACAACCTATACGCCAACGCCAACAGGATTGAGGTGGAGGCTATCACGGGTCGGGAACTGCTCGCAATGATTGAAGGCCCGATTGGGGCTTGCAAAGTGGATGTGGAGGGGGCAACCCTTGAAGTCCTGCAAAGCATGGGTAATTCCATCCATCGGGTGCAGACCTTTCACCTTGAATGCGAACACGAGGAAGTGTGGGTCGGTCAGGCACTCTACAACCAGGTCGCAGCGTTTATGATTGCGAAAGGGTATGAGCAGGTGGACTTTGACTTCGTGATGCCTGGACTGCAAAGCGATTCTATTTGGATTAAAACTGCCAACCTATGAAACTCCAAGACCTCACCATTGACCAGTTCCAACGCATCGCTGCGTTGGAGTTCTCGCCCGTGCTGACCGATTACGACAAGCGTGCAGGGGTCGTTGCGATAGTTGAGGGGGTGGATGTATCACTCGTCCGAGAAATGCCCGCCAAGGGGCTAACCAAACGATATAAGACCATCATCGCAGAGTGGAACGAACTGCCTACCTTGGCATATCGCAGGCGGTTCAAAGCAGGTGGCAAGTGGTGGATTCCAACCGTCTTCACGGACGAGTTGACCGCTGGCCAACTGATAGACCTGATGGACACCGACACGACGGACGAGAAGAAGTTGGTCCAAAACCTGCACCGCATCATGGCGACCCTTTGCAGGGAGGGCGGGTTCCTTGGCCACTTCCCGAAGAAATACGACGGGGCATCCCACCAAGAGCGGGCCGAACTGCTCAAAGCCCACGCCAAGATTGGCGATGTTTGGGGGGTGGTCAGTTTTTTTTTGTTAAGTTCAGAATCCTACTTGAAAGTTTTGAGCGACTATTCCAAGCACCTGACGAAGGGGATGCAGGGCCAGTAACCAACCCGCTTGCAGGGTATGGTTGGCTGATGGTCGTATGGCGAATGGCCAACAAGGATGTGCTGAAGTTTGAAGCCATCTTTGCAATGAAAGCGGTGGAGTTCCTGAACTATGCGCTACTCATCCACGACATCTTGGAAGCCGAGCGGATGGAAGCGGAGCGGATGCGGAGGCGGTAGGACACAATTTGCGAGGCTGGACATTTACCACCATGGAAACCAAAGTACTTGCCAAGTTCGGAAGCGGTAATTTGAAGGAAGTCAACATCGCCGACCTTCAAGCCATTGGTATAACCGTAGGCCCGAAAGGTGGAGGCGTGGACCCACGGCAACAAGTGCTGATTGATTGGCTGAAGAATATCATCAAACTTGCACAAAAGAACCTGCTCACGGGTCGGGAGGACGGGAAGGATGTGAACGCCAAGGGG